CTCCGAAGCCTCAATCGGTGGACTGGATGGTCGAGAATTGGAATAGTGGTGGGCGTGAAGCCTATGCCGCTATGAAAAGGAAAGGCTAAATTTTTTTCTTTCTATTTATTGAGGTAATTTTAAAATGGCTATATCAGGAACTAACTCCACTACTTTAGACGATTTGTTTGTAAATATCGTTGCACAAGCTCGATTTGAAGCTGAACAGGCTTCACTAATGATGGGTCTTGTATCTAACTACAATATCGCTGGTCAAGCAGGTAAAACTGTACAAGTACCGCGTTATCCTAAAATCACTGCGGCGGCACTAGATGAAGGTACTGCACCTACTGACACTGACGTATCAACCACTATGGCTGATATTACAGTTTCGGAAGTAGGTAACACTGTACTACTAACTGACCTTGCGGCAATGGGTGCAGGCAACCCAGCGCAAGAAATTGGTACTTCACTAGGTCGCGCAATCGCTACTAAAATTGATGTTGATTTGATTGGTAAGTTTACTACCTTCGGCACTGACGTTGGTTCGACTGGTGCTAGCTTTACTGCGGCGCATCTTTTTAAAGCGGCGGCAACAATTCGTGCAAACGGTGTATCTGGCGCGCTTGCGGCAGTTGTGCATCCTTTCATGGCTTACGACCTAAAATCCTCATTGACTACTGCTTTTGCAAACCCGCAAAACAGCGACATTGTTAATGAGGCAATGCGTACTGGCTATGTTGGCACTATTGCTGGCATTGATATTTATGAGTCAAATAACATTAGCATTGATACTGCGGGTCAAAACCCAACTAATGATGGTGTTGCGGCAGTGTTCTCACCAGAGGCACTTGCTATTGCTCTAAAATCTGAATTTAATTTAGAAACCCAGCGCAACGCAACGCGCAGAGGTACTGAATTAGTGGCTACAGCTATTTATGGTGTAGACGTTTTGGATGATGACCATGCCGTTAAAATGACGCTGAACGGTACTCTTTAGTAGTTGTTAAACAGATGCCCCTGCTTCGGTGGGGGCTATCTTTAAGGAGATAATATGGCTATTACATACAGAGGCGAAAGGTTTGAGGGCTACAACAAGCCTAAACGCACTACAAAACATAAAACCAAAAGCCATGCAGTATTAGCTAAAGATGGGGACAAAATTAAGCTAATTCGTTTTGGGCAACAGGGTGCAGATAATAAGCCCCCTAGAAAAAACGAAACAGAAGCGGATAAGGCAAAGCGCAGGGCGTTTAAAGCGCGTCATGCTAAAAACATAGCTAAAGGCAGAATGTCTGCGGCATTTTGGTCAGACAAGGTGAAATGGTAATGGCGTTTTCAGAAGATAAAGATTTGCAGGTGCTAGTTCCTGATATATTACAGCTAGGTATTGATACGTTTGCTGATGAACATGAGCGAGCCGAGTCTGACATACTGCGCGTATTGCGCGTTGAGTGGTGGGATAAAAAAGGTTTAGCTGGCGAACTAGATGCTACTTTGCTAACCGATACGCAGTTTACTAGGTGCGCGGCATACTTAGTGCTATGGAAGTACGCACTACCACAGCTAACCAACTGGGTAGACGGCGACCGCTTCCAAAATATGATTACGTTTTACAAGGCGCGTTACGGCGAGGAACTGGAAAGTATTTTGCTTGATGGCGTAGAGTATGATGCTAACGATGACAGCGTTGTTACTGAAATAGAAAAAGCATCAGTACATAGCGGTAGGTTGCCTAGATAATGCAGGTTAAAATAACGTCTAACGTAAATAAGATTGCAAAGGCGTTAGATAAGCAGGGCAAAGACCTAGATAAAGCTATGCAACGCGCATTGTCTATTACTGCCCAAGAGGGCATTAACATAATAGAAAAGCGCACTGAGCGCGGCGTTGGTTTTAAAGGCGGTGAGTTTGAGCCTTATACTGATAAATACGCTAAGTACAGAAAAGATAATAGGCGCGGCACAAAGCCTAACTTAGAGTTTAGCGGTAAAATGCTTGGCGATATGTCTACAAAAGCAAACAGGCGCGAGGCTAATATATTTTTCTTGCGAGCAACTGAGGCTAAAAAGGCGGCGATGAACAATAAGACTAGACCGTTTTTTGGATTCAACCGCAAAGAGAAGCAAAAACTAACTGACGTTTTCTTTAAGGTAATAAAATGAGCATACGAGAAAATATAGCAGAGAACCTTGTAGAAACCTTGCAGTATATTAGCCAGCCTATAGCTGTTAAGTATGTAACACGCGAGCCGTTTGATTTTGAAAAACTATCAAATGCACAATTTCCTGCTATACTTGTACGCAGTGCAGATGAGGATAGAGAAGATGCAACTATTGGCGGTTCGATAGCACAGCGTATAGCTACTATTAACTACCAGTTAGTATGCTTTGTAAAAGGCGCAAAAATAGATACTGCGCGAAACAAGATTATAGAAGCCGTTGAGGAAAAGTTAGCAGTAGATAAAACTCGCGGCGGCAATGCACTTGATACGCAGGTTTTAAGTATCGAGGCAGACACAGGTTCAATAGCACCAGTTGGCGGTGTAATTATAACACTGCGCGTACTTTACCAGTATCAGCGCGGCACACTTTAACTTTATGAGGTAAGAAAATGGCAATAGTAACAGGACAAGACGGCGTTGTTAAAGTTGACGCATACAGTGCTACACACGCCGCAACAACATCGGTTGCAAGCATTCGTAGCTTTACACTTGATATGACTGGCGAGGCTATCGATGCGTCTGTTATGGGCAGTAGCAACAAAGATTATCTAGCAGGTCAAACTGACGGCACAGTTACAGTAGAATGCTACTGGGATGATGCTGACGCTGGACAGCTTTTGTTTGATGCTGGCGATAAGCTAGATTTAGAAATAAGCCCACAGGGTACTGGTTCTGGCAAAAAGCATTACGACGTAGCTGGCATTTGCACTGCTGTTTCAATTAGTGCTTCTTTTGACGGCATTGTTGAAGCAAGTTTTAGCCTACAAATTACTGGTGCTATAGCAGAAAACGCTCACAACTAATTTTTAGCACAGGGGATTAAATCATGGGACTAGCTAGAGAATTGCGTAAGCGCAGAAAGGTAAAACAGCGAGTGGTTACTGTACCTGCATGGAGCGACAAAGACGGCGATTTTAAATTGTACTGTACGCCTATAACCTGCTACGACTTAAACGAGTTGCAGAAAAAGCACCCAGACTTTTTAAACAATACGTCTATTGCCGCTATGGTTGACCTGATAGTTATGAAAGCAGAAGATAAATCAGGCGACCAGCTTTTTACTTCGGCAGAAGATAGGATGGATTTAATGGGCGAGGTAACTGACGTTATTTCCGACATTGCCAATCAGATGTTTGCTGAAATAGAAACACAGGAACAGCAAGTAAAAAACTAAAAGCCTCTCACCAGCTTTATAATATGTATGCGCTGGCTGAGAGGTTGCACGTTACGCTGACAGTTATTGAAGATATGAGCCTAACCGAGTACAACGGCTGGGTTGCTTACTTTAGTTTGCAAGAGGAAAAAAATGGCTGACCAACAAATTAATATCAAGATAAAGGCGTTAAACCAAACTAAGAATGCGTTTAGTGCAGTTACTAGAAGTATTAAAGCAGTTGGTAGAGCCGTTTTAAGCATGAAAACCGCCCTTGCTGGGGTGATAGGTATTGCCGGTATTGCACTGCTTGTACGCCAATCTATTAAGGCTACAGACGCACTTGCTAAAACATCGCAAAAGATAGGCACAACTACCGAAGCCCTGAGTAAGATGCGGTATGCCGCAGACCTAACTGGTGTTGCTACTGCTACAATGGATATGGCGTTACAGCGTTTTGTACGTCGTACAGCAGAGGCGGCTAGAGGTACTGGCGAGGCTAAAGGCGCATTACGCGAACTAAACCTAGATGCGGCTGAACTCTTGCAGATGCCGCTTGATGAACAGCTAATTGCACTATCAGACGCTTTTGCTTCTGTTAAAACAGATGCGGATAAAGTGCGCCTAGCTATGAAGTTGTTTGACTCTGAGGGTGTTGCATTAGTTAACACGCTTGGTGCTGGTGCAGATGAACTACGCGCTATGTTTAGCGAGGCAGAGCAACTTGGCTTGGTTATGTCAGGTAAAGCGGCGGCAAGTGTAGAAAAAGCTAACGATTCATTAACTAGACTGGCTGGTTTGTTTAGAGGCGTTAAAGACCAAATAGTTGCCGCACTAGCTCCGGCAATAGAAGCATTATCCACCCTAATTAAAGACAAGCTAATAGCGCAAATAGCAAGCGTAAATGGTGATTTTGGCAAGTTTGCAGAGTTAATACGCGACAAGATTTTAGGTGTAATAGCTGGCTTAGTTTACGGATTAGCTAATGCCGCTAGAGGCTTAGAAAATTTTAGTAATAAGATTATCGATTTTATCAACCGTGCTAACAAATTTTTTGGCGGTGAGGGTGATGTATTTACTAAATTTACAGGTGAACTTAGCAGTAGCCTATTTAATGCTGGTGATGCTGTACAAGCATTTAGCGATAAGTTAAAAATACTACCTAATAGTCTAAAGGTTGCAAAAGATAACTTGCCGCCTGTACGCACATTGCTAGATGACATTAAGGATGCGTTCAATTCTGCATCTGATGCTATACCGTCTTTGCAAGAGGGTTTAACTAGTGTAGCTAATACATTTCAAAACACCTTTACGCAAGCCATGACAGACGCTATCAGTGGCACTAAGAAAACAAGCGAAGCATTTAAAGATATGGCTAAATCAGTTGTAGCTAGTCTCACAAAGATGCTTGTGCAGTATTATATAACACAGCCATTGTTTGACCTTATTACTGGCGGTTTTGGCGGTGGCGGCAAGACCGTGCCTCAAACAACAGCTTCATCAAATGTTAACAGCGCAATAGGTAGACACAGCTATATGGGTAAAGCCATTGGCGGCTCTGTACAGGCTGGAAAACCTTACATGGTTGGTGAGCGCGGCAGAGAACTATTTGTGCCAAACCAGACAGGCTCAATAGTACCAAATGATAAACTGCAAGGCGGTGGCACAGTTGTTAACCAAACAATCAATGTTACTACTGGCGTACAATCTACCGTAAGGGCAGAAATACAAAACCTAATGCCACAAATAACAGAAGCGGCTAAAGCGGCTGTTGCTGATGCTAGAATGCGCGGTGGCAGTTACTCTAAAGCGATAAGAGGCTACTAATATGTCGGCATTTCCAAGCAGTATTGGCATTGTAAGTATAGATATGCGTATTAGACACGCAGTGTCAGTATCGGAAAGCCCTTTTAGCTTTAAGCAAAAAAGCCATGATTTTGGCGGTGCAAGATGGGAAGCAGAAGTTACTACACAGCCGCTTACGCACAGCCAAGCAAGAGAAATGGAAGCGTTTATTTTTGGCTTGAAAGGTATGGCAGGTACATTTACTTTTGGAAACCCGCTAGACAATGTTAGTGGCTCATATCAAATAGCCCCAGCAAATGCAGGTGATACTAATGTAGGCTTTGTAGGTAATGCGCTACCTGCTGGCACAAGATTTGCAATAGGTAACAATCTGCATATTACAACTACAGCGTTTAACGGTTCTGGCAGTGTAGATATAGCACCCCCAGTTAGAAGCCCTATTAGTGTTTTAACTAGCATAGATTTATCACAGCCAAAAGGAACGTGGCGTTTGGCTAGTAACGATACTGGTTTTAGTGTTAGTAAAGCAGGTATTTATGGGTTCACCTTTGCTTGTGTTGAGGCTCTATAATGGCTAGAGGCATACACGCTAACATGGTAAATGCGCTAGAAGCTGGCGCAGTAAAGCCGTTTTTTCTAATCGATTTAGAGTTTGCAAGCCCTGTATATTTGTGGTCAGGTGCGTACACCTTGTCGCACAATAACAATAGCTATGTTGGCACAGGCGAACTGCTTACGGTTGAAGTGCCAGAAGAAACACAAGATATTGGCGCAGTTGGCGTAAAGCTAACAATGTCAGGTTTAGGCAGTAGCATTTTAACGCCAGCGTTACAGCAAGAGTATCAGGGCAAAGCTGTTACAGTTAAGCTAGGAGCGTTTGATAGCAACATGGCTATCATTGCAAATCCTGTAATAGTTTTTGAGGGGTTTATGGATACTATGAATATAGTAGAGGGCGCAGAAACATCAACCATAACTTTATACGTTGAAAACAAACTAATTAGATTAGATAGTGCTAATGAGCGCCGCTACACATTACAAGACCAGTTAATTGACCATGCTGGCGATTTAGGCTTTGAGTTTGTAACTGACATACAGGAAAAACAAATAAAATGGGGAACGTAGTATGGAATACGCTATTGAGCAAATATCAGATATACAAAAAGAACTACAGCCTCTTTTAGATTTACACTGGCAACAAATAGCACTCAACAAAGACAAAATTAAACTAAATCCAGACTGGAAAAAATACATAGCTTTAAACGATAATGGCTTACTGTACTTTTACAGTGCGCGTGAAAATAAAAAGCTAGTTGGTTATTTTGTTGTTACAGCATCTACATCTATGCACTACGCAGACCACTTGTTTGGCATTTGCGATATTATATTTATACACCCAGACTATAGGCGCGGCTCTGCTGGCATCAGGCTAATAAAGTTTGCAGAAGCGCACTTAAAAAGCATAGGCGTTAGCTGTATATATATTAACACCAAGACACACGCCCCATTTGATGCACTACTAGACAAATTGCAATATACTTGCATAGAGCGTGTTTATTCTAAATTTATAGGTAACTAGATGGCAGTATCTTTTGTAAGCGCATTAACCTACGCTGGCACACAGTTAGCATTAGGTGCTGGCTTTATTGGCTTTCCAGCTTTAATTGGCTTGACGCTTACATTTGCGGCATTAGGTGCAGTTAACAGAGCGTTAATTGGCAAGCCTGACGGTTTAGATACTATGACAGGTATCACGCAAAATATAAGACAGCCAGACGCTAGTCGTAAGATGGTTTACGGTAAGCAAAGAATTGGCGGCACTATTGTTTGGTTTGAGACTAAAGACAGTTGCCGCAATAACATGAACAGCCCTTATCGCGCAGGATTAGATACTACGCGCACAGCTAGTAACGAATACCTAGATATGATAATTGTACTAGCGTCACACGAGGTTGAAAGCCTAGAAGAAATCTACCTAAACGACCGTAAAATATGGGATATAAACCGAAGCCCATCGCCGTGGATAGGTAGCACAACAGATGAAAAGTTTGGCTTTGCTTTTTACGATGGTACACAAACAGCCTATGACATAGATGCCGCACACGCATCAACCTGGGGCGCAAGCCACAAGCTGCTAGGCGTAAGCTATATCTACTGCACAATGGTTTTAGATAGCACTGTATACCCTAACGGCGTACCTAATATATCTTGCGTTATAAAAGGCAAAAAGGTTTACGACCCTAGAACAACTACAACTGCTTACAGCGAAAACCCAGCACTAATACTTTATGACTATATGCGCGACAGCGATTATGGTTTAAATGAAAGTGCAAGTGCGTTTGATACAACCGCCCTAACTGCCGCCGCTAATGTTTGCGATGAAGCATTGCTGGGTGCTATAGAAAACGTAGGTAGCTTTAAGGTAGGCAGAACTTATCAAATCACGCTAGTTGCTGGAAGTAATTTTACTTCAATAGGTGCTAATTCTAATGCAGTTGATGAAATCTTTGTTGCAACAGGTAATGGCTCTGCAATTGGCGGTAACGGTCAAGCTAGACAGCGCACAACGCGATATAGCTGTAGCGGTCAAATAGATACTGCAAACCCAATTAAGCAAAATATTGAAAACATACTATCTAGCATGATTGGCACATTACAGTATGCTAACGGTAAGTTCATCATTAACGCCTATGATTACGATGCTAACGCTGTAATAAACAATGCTATTGATAATGATATGCTTTTAGAGCCTATACAAATTTCAACTAAAACTAGCCGCAAAAACCTATATAACGCAGTAAAAGGGCGGTTTAACTCTGATATTAATAATTACCAAGTAACAGACTATCCAGCACAGACTAGCCAAACCTTTGCTACTGATGACGGCGAAACTTTGTACCTAGATTTAGATTTGCCATTTACTACTAATGATATTATGGCGCAACGAATTGCACGGCTTACGATGCTCAAATCTAGGCAACAAATGACAGTACAGCTAGTTTGTAACGTAGAGGCTTTGCAGTATAAGGTTGGCGACAATATTGGTATAACAAATAGTAGGCTTGGCTGGTCAAACAAAATCTTTGAAATTAACAGCTTTAGATTATCGCCTAATGCTGAACACGGTTTGTGCTGTTACATAACTGCAACTGAAAATGCAGAAAGCGCATACAACTGGCAAGCATCTGACCAACTAGATTTTACAGCAGGTGGCGAAGTTACTATTTATGAGGGCATGACTGCACCAACTAGCTTAAACGTACAGTCTGCTAATGTTAATGGCGATGAGGGCTTTATTGCTGGCTGGTCTGCGGCAGTTGGTCAAGGCGACCTATTATACAAAATAACATATAGCTTGAACGGCGTTGCAAACGCTCGCAAATACAACACTACCACCTATGATTTGCAAGCAAGCGTTCCTGTTTTTGCAGACCATGTTGGTAAATTGCTAGATATATCCGTAGTTGCAATATCGCAATTAGACGGCTCTACTAGTGACCCAGTAACAACGACCGTTACAGTCGATAAAATTTTAACAACTGTAGAAATAATAGGCTATATAGCAGACCCTACGCCACAAGAAATTAACAGCATGATACTTTCGCAAAGGATTGACGTTAGCAGTGCCGACATTGTTACGTATTTATATGTAGACGCAGTTGGTAACATATTAGACTCATTCCCTTTAGAGTTTGAGACAGGCGACCTAACAGTTCAGTATTTTACTAATAGACCTAGCCCGCAAGCATTAACAGGTGTAGAAGAACACCAAGACAGTGATTTTGACAATGGCAATACAATCACAACATATAACGTAGCTTCTGGCTCAATAAATGTCGCAAATGGTAAGCTTAACTTCAACAATGTAAATCTTGGCGCACAAGTAATTGTTATACTCAACGCGCTAAATGTTGGCTCAAAATATAAAATTACAGTTACCTATGATAGTTTTACGCAAGGTCGGGTTGGAATGAATGTTATGAATCACGATGGCACACAAGCGTCATCAGTAGGTAACGCTGGCGATGTATCTTCTGCTGGCACATTTACATCAGATTTTGTGGCTGAAAACTCAGCTAGTTATTTAAGGCTGGTGGTTTTTGATTTGGTCAACAACACAACTTGTTCTATAACCAGCTTATCGGTTACTGAGGTTGCACAAAATGCTTTAGTTTCGAAAAGAATTTTCACAGAAAGCATACCAGAGGATGTTACCGTTACTTGGAATATAGCTTACTCAAACCAATCTGGCGTGAACGATACTGGGGTTAGCAGGTCAGATACCAATTTAACAGTATCTCCTAATGGTATTTATAGCAATGGTAAGCGTTATATACAAATGAATATTGAAAGAGACCGCACATCTACTGGAGTTACAAGTTATACTGAAATAGTTACAGCCTCCTATACGCTTACAGCAAATGTTGACGGTGTTGATATAGCCTTTGCTAAAACAGCAAGATTTGAAAACGACATATTAGTTGAGGTTACATAATGACTTTTGTGCGAAAGCAACCAGCAATATCTGGTAACTTTATAATTGATGGAACGCTAGAAGCAAAGCACATCAAGGCTAATACCATTACAGCTAATAAGTTTAGCGGCTCTGTTGAGGAAGAATACTGGGCGTACACAGATAATGTAAATGTTAGCTGGTCTTATGGCACATATTACACAGTGTTTGATTTTTATTTTCCTAAAACTGAACTGGGCTTATTTAAGGGTAGGCACGTTTCTTGGAATGCAGAGGGCTATCACAATACAGCATCAGGCTCACGCTCAGACGCTACGTTTACATTTCGCCTAGAAGTGGAAGTGCCAGAAACGCAAACTGCCACTGTTATTGGTTCGGCAATACACCAGTCAAACCCTGCTACTGGGTATCAGCTTGTAGCCTTTGAGGGTAATTTGGCGTCAAACCGTATTGGCAGTGGTGGCTCTATAGGAACTGTTAGCGGCAACTTTAGAACATATAAAAACCTTTACTACGACCCATACGCTTTGCAAGGCAGTGAAAAGATTACTAATGGTAACTTTAACGCAACGACAAACTGGACTACAGGCGCAGGTGGTCAGTCTATAGGTTTTGGCACTATGAGTGTTAGCGCACCTGCAAGCGGAAATGGCTTTGTTTACCAAGCTATTACAACGATTGTTGGTGAAGAATACGAACTGACAACTGACATACAATCAGGCGGCACAACGGCTGGCATGGTTATAGCATCTACGGAAGCAAGTTTAGATACAGCTAAATGGCTAGGCAATAGCACTGCGTACAGCGCACAAATAACAGTTGACGTTAAGTTTACAGCTACTAGCACCACAACCTACATTATACTGGCTACATCAGGCGCGACAGCACAGTATCAATACAGGCTGTTTGATAATGTATCTGTAAAACAATATCTACGCCGAACCTATATGTGGTTATCTACTACAGGCGGCAACATTGTGCCTACTGATGGAAGCGAAGTTGTTTTATACTATCACCCATATAGTGGCGCATCTGCTGGCACGTATGCAATTATCGACACAATGATTGATACAAGACGGCTGAAAGCCTATACAAACAGAATGCGATTTAGCCAAGAAGCATACATAGGCTGGACTAACGAAAATATCAAGATGCGTATTAGAAGCACTAATCAGGGTGCATTTGGCAAGACCCTTACACTTAACGACCTAAAAATATTTATGCAAAGCAGGATTGTAGAATGATAGTTATTGGCTACCAAAAAATCCAAGACGAACAACTTGTAGATGTTGTTTTTGAGGAACATGAAGATAGGGAAGATGCAGACGATGCGCTTACTAGGCTGGTTGCTACTGAGGCTACGTTAACGGATTTGGTGCAATATTTTTGGGCTATAAAACACGAAACCGGCTATAAAATTATGGCTGTTAAAGATAAGACTATCGAGGATTAATTATGGCGGCTGGTAACTACGATATAACTATTGACCAGGGTTCGGACTTCAAACTAACACTGGTTATTAAAGATGGCGACACACCTAGAGTGCTAACTGATTTTAACGCTAGAGGGCATCTACGCGAATCATACGACACAGCAAAACATTGGGAGTTTGATTTTAGCGATACTGATTTTACTGCCAGCAATACAACTGGCACGATAATTATGAAACT